TAACCACCGGTCCCGGTTCCGTAGCCGTATTGAAGCATGATGGCTACGGGAAAACCGTTCTCGATGTCGTTGTTGGTCCAGGTGATGGTTGCGGAACTCCTGGAGCGTTCGATCGTGTAACTCCAGGAGTCTGCCGCCAAACCGGAGTCCTGTGGAACAGATGAAGCCAAAGCATTTACTCCCATTTTGGCTGCTGCGTCCAACGACTTGTAGATGTCGCCGTTACGCATCCTCCGAAGGGAGTCTTCCGTTCGTCGGCCCGAACGTTTGACTACGAACGAAAACACTCTGACTCCTTTGTCTACTCCAGGCCGGTCATCTTCCGTCCGACCGCGATCAGATTCGGGTTGTTGATGCGAATCGCGTCGACTCCTTCGAAGTACATGCGCAGAGCGTATGCTTCGTCGTCGGTGTATCCGAATTCGGACACGAGAGGTTCATTGGTTTCGGTCTTCGGATGGTTGGCGAGCCATGCTGCGATGGACTCATGCTTGTCGAGTGCCCGACGGAGGTCGAGAACGGCCTGAGCGACAGACATGTCGAGGCCCTGCTTGGATACTTCGAGCCCAAGGCCCATGATGCTCCTTATGCAGCGGATTCGTAGGTGAGGGTTCCGCGAATGGCGTCACCAGAACCCCATGCCCAGGGTTGTGTCCCACTGGAGTCGACGATGTTTCCTAGAGTTCCCGGAAGCCCTACGCTCATCACCAATTCGAACGCGGTGGTAGATCCGAGCCTGGCCCTTGCGAAACCGGCAGCGGCGGCACTGGAGTCCCAAAGCTCTAGGAAACCAAGCGTGCTAGTAGCGCTAGAAGCGGGAACTGGAAGACTGAACCGCCAGTTGTCGGAACCGCTGCCGCCACCGAAGTTCGTCGTACTGCCGAACGAGATGTCAAACATCACGGTGACCTGTCGTCCGACCTTATAGTACTTCGTTTCGTTGACCGCATTACCGTAGGACGGTGTGGCGGCTCCGGTCTGCGTGGTCCATGAAGGGGTGTAGGTCGTCCATGCCCCCGGATCAGTGATGATGACACGCCAGGCGCTCCACCCTGAAGCGGCGTTCGCAGTCCTGTACCACTGAACTGGTTTGGTGGAGCTTCCGCCAGTGTGTTGTGTGAACGTCTGCTTGGCAAAGTCGGTGCCGTCGACGTAGGTGAGAACTTCTCCGGCCATGCCCGCGAAATCCCAGTTGGTGGAGTTCGCCGTGGTGTAGATCAGACGTGACCATCCGGTGGGGTACCCACTGATAGTCGTGATCTGACCGAAGTTGGCCGGAGTGAGTGTCATCAGAGTCTGGACCTGACCCCATGAAGTCCATCCGGTACTGTCTGCAATGCCGTACCTGATCCACATTCGCGGAGTAGAAGTCGTGGTACTCGCGTTGGCGTAGAACGTCTGCTGAGTACGGCTACTTTCGGACTTCGTGGTCACTACGGAGCCGAACCCTGAGTTGAGCGACCACCCCGACCCAGAGCCAACCGTCATCAGAGAGATGCCGACCGGATATGCAGTCGGCGCCGCACCTTCGGTGTTTGCGTTGACGGCCAGTGTCTGAATCTTGGTGACTTCAAGAGCATCCAGGCGGCTGTCAATGGTAGCCAGACCGGCGGGGGTTACCGCTCGGGTATCGTCGGAAAATGCGTTGGTCTCAGCGAGGGTAGCTAGCTCGACAAGACCCTTCTGAGTGGCGCTGGCGAAGGGACCGGCCACATCGTTCGTATCGAGCCAGACTGAACCATCCGGAACAGCACCAGGGTCGGTGTCACCTACATAGGTGAAGGCGTCGACCTTGGAATATGACGTGCCGCCATCAAGCTGCATACCCGAGACGGCGCCCATGTCGAGATCGGTCCCGTTGTGCCTCGTCAGGATGAGGTGGCCCTCAGCATTGACAAATCCGGAAACGATCGACGTGGCTTCGATCTCGAGCGTTCGCTCGGCGTTTACTACCGTTACCGTAGCCACAAGGCCACCTTTCTACTCTCGAATACGTCAGATCATGGGATCCCAGACGCCGCCAATACGTGGTTTGGGGGCTGCCGGTACCCATGCTCCATCGATACGGACCTTGGGTGTGGCTGGAACCCACTTGTTACCCCATCGGACCTTTCGAGTAACGAAGGTCTGGGTTTCCTCCGCCCAATACGAGGCGTCGTCGAAGTTCGCGACGAGATCCGGAGACGTAGCATTCCAGACACCGGCCATGAAAACCATGCCGACTGACGTCTTGTTGAAAGTTCCTCCGACGGTACAGCGGGCCATCTCGTTCCAGGTCTGGCCATTGTTGGAGTTGTACATCTTGACGACGTTGTCGGACCCCATGTTGCCGATACCCCACCATGTGCCCGGAATCCAGTCCCAACCCACCCCTACTGTAGTATCGGTAATGACTTCGTTACTGGTTGTAGCGAGACCATCCGGAGACATAGTTATGTAGGCACCGTTGGGTGCGCCTAGAGCAGAAATGGCGTTACCTGCAACGTCATGAGCTCCGATGTAGAACTCACAGCCTTCGGCTCTGGTTCCCGTCACTGAAAGTTTCGCAGCCAGGATTCCGGTCGACAGATCGAAAAGAATATCGCCTTCGACGCGGGGATAATCCGCCACACAGGCCATGTTGAGTGTTCCACCAGATTCGGTGGATCCGGGACCTTGAGTGACAGTCCACTTGGCCAAATCGAGCGATGCGTCATCAAAATTGTCGATGAGCGTCTGTGAATACGCCACAAGTCTCCTTTCTCACCCGTCGCTGATGGTGTAGGTGTTCGCATCCACCGGAATAACGGTGGGCCAGTCGAACATGAGGTAGTCCTCGCCGAGAGCCTGAATGGCTTCGTCGGGACCAGAGATGGTGTAGGTTTGATCTCCGTTGTCGGTCACCACGAAGACGAAATATGCGTCGTACATCTCGACGAGCTCGGCGAAACTTGGGAGCCTCGCTGAGTTTTCGTCGTCTCCGTAAAGGACGCTTTCCACCAACTCCATGACCTGAATATCGGTGGTCCTGGAATCGATCTCGACATGCGAGGTACGCTTGTAGCCGGGTATGACAGGCGGCTTCGTCGTGATGGACCAGCTGAACTCGATGGGCTCAACCGAGTCCCCGATTGACGAGTATGACCGCTGTGACGGTTCAGCGAGAGCGTTGTAGACCAGGTGGATCTTGTAGCCGAGGTCACCGTTCTGATCGCTCCCTACCATGGTTCGGTAGGAGAAACCGAACGTCTTGCGTCGCTGCTGGGTGAGACGAAGACCCGGACGAGGCTGACTCGAACCATCACACAGGGCGAACTGATCGGGATATGTGAAGGCGTTGATCGTGGCGCCGAACTCTTCAGCGGCAGAGACAAGCAAGTACTTGTTGCCGTCGAGGTAGTACGACTTCGATCCGCCTCCGGTCGGGGCCATCTCGACGGAAGTGAGGCCCGACCACGGAACTCCGGCTTGGCCTTCGACGTACAAGACACCACGGTCGACCCCGGCTTCGTAGAGACGGTTCCCCGGGGTGTTCCATTCGAGCCGTGCCACTTAAGATCCTCCCTTCATCCACTCGTTCCGAACTGAGACCGGCGTTGTGCATTGAGCTGCCTCTGCCGAGCAAGAGCCTCGGCCTTGGACATCTTCTTTGGTGGGGTATTCTGTTCGTTGCAGACCCGAACAAGAGTCAGAAGACGATTCAAATGCCAGTCCTGACAGGGAATGAACGGGATGTTTGCGGAGATCATCCAACTGTAGATCACCTCGGCGGTTACGACTCCCGTGTTCCGTTTCTGCTGTCTTCGCTCAGCAAACCAAGTCGCCGTCATCTTGGCGCCTATGTACTGGTTGATGGAATCGAAGTTCTGGTCAGTAAAGCGGTCGAATACCTCCGGAGGAACATCCGGAGTAAGCGTCATCGCCTCTCTGATGTACCAGAGTGTCTCTTCAGGAGTCTTCTCTTCCTTGCCCAAGAACGGCTTCTCGAAGAATGACTCCCATTTTGACAGGGTGGCCAGAGAGTGCTCCATCTCCAGCTTGAACGACTTAGCAACAACAAACTTCTTCGTCGCCTCGTCGAAACCTTCTT